CATACCCTCGTGTTTGATTGGGGCGGGCCGGTGTGAAGTTACCTCCATCCACAAAATGGAATGTGGATCGCATCTCGTCTGAGAGCTGTTCAAGTTCTACCCGTAGCTTTCCTTCCAGCTGGTGGGCCTTCTGTTCATCGAAAGGGAAGCCCTCTCGCTCTTGCCAGGACATCAACCTGGCAATCTCGTTTTCGGTCCTGATGCAGTCGGCATACTTCTCCAGCTTGGGCTGAAAGAGTTGGCTTAGTGCAACTGATACTTCAACGTCTTGAGCGCAGTAGTCCAGCATCTCTGGGGTGTAGATGCTCCAGTCACCCTTGAGCTGCTTGCCGTACTCACTCTTCAGGCAGCCGAGTCGGTAGCCCCAGGCTTCAAGGGAATGGCGGCCATACAACTGTGCTGGCATGTTGGGGGGCTTGCTCCTGAAGTCCCGATCCATGATGTCCGTAAAGAACAGGCGGGACAGGATCAAGGTGTCGTAGACCCTCTGCTTTGGGTTGAAGTAGGGGTAAACCTCGCGGATTGCCTCGAAGTCATACCCGATGATGTTGTGACCCCATAGCTCCTCGGCCTCCAGCAAGATATTGATGCCGGTGGTAATGGATTCATGGGAGCCTGAATCGTCATAGCGGCAGACCTGCCCACTATCGAGATCCTGTGTGACTAGACAGTGGACCATAGACAAATCCCGAAGGAGTCCATCGGTCTCAACGTCAAAAGCTAATCTCATAAATTACCAATGGTGAATAACCCCTGCAACAATGAAGAGGTTGGTGACGAAGATGAGCCCATCAAATATCGTGTTGAGCCGTATTAGTACTTGCTTCTCCCTCATTTCGTCGGTTGTGAATAGCTGTTAGCGCGGCGCTCCACCAATCATAAGTAAGGAACTTACCTCCAATCTTCCTGGCCAGTTCATGAGTATCTACGTCAAAGATGATTGCCGTAGGGTACATCTCAAGCTCGTAAGCCGCTACCAGGGCTGGATGGTTTTCCTTCTTAAATACTGTAACGATATAACTGTATTCAGGATGCCTCTCTAGCACTCTATCCAAAGCTTCAGACGCACCCGTACATGGGGCACAATGCTCTTTCTTGAACAAGCAGATCTTATGCGGACTAGAAGTCGTCATAGGTGATTGGTGTGTTGGTGCTAATGACTTGATTAGACTCTCCCTCTAGCAGCCGGCCAGTCTCCTTGTCATACGACAGGAATCCAGCGGGGCCTGTTTGACCAGTGAATCGATTCTTGAGGACCACAACTTCAGCGAGGCTTTGCCCCTCAGTGATGGACCTCTGAATGGCGATAACCTGATCACTTAGCTGCACAATGCTGTGACTGCCCCTAAGCATTTGCAGGCTGATGGCAGATCCGTCCTCAGGCCCCTTGTCGTTATGACTGCGGCGCAGGTGAGAGATCAGCACCATGCCGATGCCTGTCTCCTCTACAAAGGATCGGAGCTTGGTCATGGTCACGTCGATCATCTTCCGCTCATCGCCTGTGTCGTTACCGCTCAGCAGGATGGAGAGGTGATCGAGGATCACGAACTTGACATCCCTGGCCTTGACCATGAAGCGGATGTCGTTGAGGATCACATCGGGATCCACAGAACCAAAGCCATCCCGCAGGTAGACCCGACCACTGCCGATAGACGAGCTAAAAGCAGCAGCAAACTCCTCTTCTGGGATGTCATTGGAGAGGTGGAGCGGCTTGTTTGCTGAAACGGTCATCAGCCGTAGGGCTGTGCGCTTAAGCGATTCCTCCAAGGCGATGTAGCCCACAGCGAAATCCTGGTTGACCAAGGCCATCGCAAGCTCACCGCAGAAGGTGCTCTTCCCCACCCCGCTTCCAGCCGTCACGGTCACCAGCTCGCCCAGGCGCAGGCCTGAGGTCACTGCATTGAGGGCTTTGTAGGGGTAGTCGGCGTCCTTCCCCTGGAGCGGAGAAGACACCAAGGCGTAGAGGTCGCGCCCATCCACGATGGTTTGCGGGGTATAACTCCGCTTGTTCCATACGGCCTGACGGATGGCCTCTTGGTCTCCGGCTTGTAAGGCTTCGGAGGCGTCCTTATATGACCCTAGAGAGGCCATGAAAACGCGATCTGGAGGAAACAGACTGGCCGCTTCCTGGGTGGCCTTCTGGCCGGCTTCATCCCCATCGAACATGAGGATGATTTCATCGAACCCCAGGAGCCAGGGGATCTGATGTTTGAGGTCCTTGGCTGCTGCGCTCGCACCGTTCGGGATGCTAACGACAGGCCAAGTCGGTCGGGCCTGATAGACGCTCAAGGCATCCATCTCGCCCTCTGTAATAACAATCGACTTACCAGAGCCCCAGAGGTGCTGGCCAAACAGTTGGTGCTCACTGTTCTTACCAGTCCATCTGAAGTTCTTCTCCTGGTCCCTCTCCTTATAGCCGACTACGTTGCGGGTGGAATCGTAGTAGGGAAAGCGAATCACAGGGCCGGAGTCAACGCGCACGTTAAACTTTCGGCAGGTCTCTTCGGTTAGTCGTCGGCTTTTGATTGGGGCAAAGTCCCCTTGGTAGTTCATAAAGCGCGGCCTCCTTGGTGATTGGTGGGTTGATCCGTCACCCTTGATGTGATGCCCACAGGAAAAGCAAAAAGCTGACCCATCGTTGTAACGGGCCAGCGCATCAGATGAAGGGCAGTTTGGACAGGGTTCATGCCCTACAAACTGGTTCTCATCAGAGGACATAATCATCAGCTAGTTCAATGTAATCACGCAGAACATTGATAACAAAGTCGAAGGCATAGCCCTCATCCTCAAGCGAGGCCACAAAAGCATCAAGCCTTACGAAGACTTGATCAATAGACTTGGTTTGATCTTCAGGCATTGGGGGTGAACCAATCAGTGGGGATATTCGGAAAGATGCACCAGGGGAAGCCGTGTTTATCGGCCCAGCCCCCATAGGTGGTTGTGCTGTTTTTCGAGATCGTGTTATTACGTTGGAATACGAATCGGATATCAAGCTCTGGATGCTGGGTCTTAACCGCCAACATCTTCCGCCTATCGGTAGGTTTGAAGAAGCCCTTAGCTTCAATGATGACCCCGTTGGGGAGGAAGAAGTCTGGCGTATATTTCGACTCAGTTGTATAAGAGAATTTGGAACACTCAAAGAGATAAGGAACGTTTAACTTCTCTAGATGCTTCGACAGCCGATCCTCTAGGCCGGATCGGAAGGCAGGCATCAATCCGTAGCCTCACCACGATCGAAGAGGTAGGCCTCAAGGGCCTCCATCTCCCGGTCCAGCTCCGCTTTAAGGGCGAGGGACTCGGTGATGTCGTACTGCTCAGCTAGCTCGTGGAGCCGCTGGAAAGCGCTGGCCCAATCCATCAGAACTCGTACTCGCTTTCCGTAGTGGAATCGGCCCGACGCACGGCAGGCTCAGCAGCCTTGAATCCCTTGGCCTCCCCGAACAGGGCAGCCACGTCCTCAGCGCTCAGGTCACCAGAATCAACAGCGCCGTTGCCGGTGGCCAATTCCACGATCTGGACGCCCAGCACCTTGAGGGTGGTACCCAAAGCGGGCTTGGTGTAGGGGGTCTGCTGAACGATCAGGCGCACCTTGGTGCCCTTACGCACCTCTTTGAGGACCGCCTTCTCCACGGCCTGACCAGCCGTATCGACAAAGACAGGATCGGGCCGGCCCGTATCGCCGCCATAGGAGAACTTCACGAGGCCTTCCTCATCCCATTTGGCGGGGTTGAGGGCAATGCGGTTGGGGTTGTCCACCTTGGTCTTAGCCCAGGTCAACAGCTCCTCACGATCCGCTTCGGCCTGCTCCAGCACAGCAGCAGGCAGGCGATAGGCAAAGCAGCAGTTGTTGAACTTGCCCGAGGGTTCAAAGACGTTGATGAAGCCTTCTAGGACAGCATCAAAGACGTAACGATTTTTAGACATGTTTAGCGGGTGGTTGGAGGTAAAGGATAAAGGTAATAATCAGCAGGCCAGTAATCACTTCCCCTGGCCACGACGAAGCTTCTTGCCCTTCTTGGCCAGGCTTCTTAGCCCCTGTCCTTGGTGAGTTCGCTTTGGTTTTCCAGGCACAAAGGTGTTACCGGATAGGCTCTTCTTCGTCATAAGTGCGGTATAGGTGTACTGGATCTGGGTACTTGGTTGGTAGCTTCTCTAAGCGCTCTTCGACATAATCGATGATCCGCTGTAGTTCAGCCAAAGTGTGAGCTTTAAAAAGCCTGGATTCTTTCAAAGGTCAAACTCTCGCTGGGCCAGGATGTATTCCTCGTACTCCGCTTCCGTAAGCTTGGTTGGAAGCAAAGACTCCCCAAAAGCGAGGTAGTTGGAGTAGTCCTCAGGGCTGATGAGTTCAACTTCGGACTGCGTTAGATTCGGCATTTACTAGGTTGGCGGAGTGGAAATGGTGAAAAGCCAATAAAAAAGGGGGCTTGTGGCCCCCAGTGGTTCTTCAGTTGTCAGTGTGGCAACTTGTTTTCCTAGAACCTGAAACTAGCGCGTCTACCAATTCCGCCACATCCGCACAGGGATCTGGGCGATTGCCCAGGTGCTGAACGACAGTAGCAGGGGGCCTGAGAGGCCAAAATTGGCGAACGGTAGATCCATTAGATGGCGAGAATGGCGGATCTAATGGCCTTGTCGGTGGGCTTGACGTAGCGCAGCGAGGTCTCGATTTGGGAGTGGCCCATCAACGCCATGATCTGGCGCGGGTGGGTCTGTTCGCCCAGCCAGGTCCCGAAGGAGTGGCGCAGCGAATGCCAAACGTGGTCCTCGGTGATGCCGCAGTAATCCCGAACCTTTTTGAACGCTCCGTAGAGCTGATCTTTGTTGTTCCAGTCGTCGCCAAAGACGTAATGACCGGACAAGCGGTTCTGAAGGATTGGAGCCACAAGAGGGTGGATCGGTACGGTGCGCACGTTCTTACCTTTGGTCTCACGTCCCGGTTTCCCGCCGACCCAGATGGTGTCGAGAGAAAGGTCGATGTCCTCTGGCTTGAGCACCAGCAACTCGCCCTGACGGAGGCCCGTATAGGCCGAGAAGACCAAGGCATCGGCCAGGTCCTTGCGATCAAAGATGTCCACCGCCACGTGGGCCAGCCGGGCCACCTGCTCTTTGGAGAAGTAGGTGAGCCGATGCTCGCCCTCTTTGAGGCGATCCACCTTGGGCCAGATCACCTGATGGTGTTCGGCCTTAGCGGTCCACTGGATGGCAGTGGAGCCGACCGAAATGATCCGGTTGATCGTGGAGCTAGAGCGCCCCTGGTCCTGGAGGTGGGCAATGAACTCCTGCCACCAACCCACCTTGCCCATTCGGCTAAGTGGAAGTGACCTACCGCAGTAGGTGGTGATGTGGGAGCCATTGATGCAGTTGGTCTTGGCCGAAGCCAAGCGTTTCCACTTGGTTCTGTAGGTGTAATCAAAGGCCTGGCTCCAGGTGTAGGCAGTCATGGGATTGGTCCATTGAGCTGTTTTTCGATGAGACGGGAGAACTGGGACCCCTTAGGCGTGAGGTAGAGCCTCCACCGTTTGGGATCATCCGGGTCCTTTTCCCTTCTAACGAGCTTGAGTCCCTCCTTACCGAGTCGATGCCTCGGACCTAGCCAGGTGACGTTGCGCGACACCGAAGACGGCGACATGCTGGTGGCTAAAATCAAGTCCTCCTGACGGCAGCCGTCATGGGCAGCAATCCAGAGGAAGGTGCTGGCCAGCTGCATGGGGAACTCGCGTTCTCCCGTCGAGCGGAGCACCTCCACCATGAGGTAGGCCCTGTACAGGTCCTCACTCGTTAGGCGGGCTTGGCGGGGTTCGGGCATCTTGGCT